AGTAAAGTAGTTGTTGCTTTTGCAAATAATGGCAATAGTGATGCTCTTACATATAATGTTGGGCAAGTAAATGGACTTAATTTTAGTTGGAGTAGTAGTGGTGCAACAACCTTGTATAGTAATGCTATACAATGGAATGCATTAGTATATGATAGTCACCAACAGAAGGTAATTTTCATTTGGAACAATCAGGGCAATGAAGTTAGATCATGCACAGGAGACGTGAATTCTAACGATACACTAACTTTAGGTTCTACTGTAGAAATCACCTCCGACAACCCTGCTACTCTTGGAGCCGTATACTATACTTCCGAATCAAGAACAGTTGTTGTTTTTGCTAATGCTTCGCAGGGTCATAAGTTATATTATACTGTTGGAACATATGCTGCAACAAATTCGGCAACTTGGACTACTCCATCCGCCTTTGTTAATACAGGAGCTAACTCTAATGTAACAGCAACATATGACTCTAATGTAAATAGAATGGTTGTTGTTTATAAGGATCAAAATAATAGTAATTATGGTACAGCAATTGTTGGATCTTTGAGTGGTACTACAATGACTTGGGGAACTCCTGTTGTCTTTAATGCAGGAGATACGGAAGAAATATCAGCTTGTTTTGATAGCACCAATAACAAAGTAATTATTTCTTACAAGGATATTGGTAATAGTGATTATGTAACATTAATTGTTGGTACTATTGGTGGTACAGATAATAGATCTATTGGTTTTGGTAATGAAATACAACTTAACTCAGCAACAACATCTAATACTTCTGTTGGATTTGATCCTGATAAAGGAAGAGTGGTTGCTGCATATAATGATGCCGGAGCAAGTTATGGTGATGGTAAAGTAAGAGTAATCGCGGCTGGTGGTAGTAGCACCACTAACTTAACGGCAGAAAATTATATTGGTTTAGCAGCTGCTGGTATTTCAAGTGGATCAACAGGTTCTGTAACCATTCCAGGAGGAATTAGTTCTGGTCATACTGGACTTACCACTGCTAGAAAATATTATGTTCAACCTGATGGAACTCTTGCAGTAACACCAGGTTCTCCACAGGTGGTTGCTGGAACTTCTATTTCATCAACTCAGATACTTGTTAGATAATCTGTGCTATAATTACTGAGTGTAGCTCACTCAGTATGAAATTTTTAGTATATTCAAAAACTGGATGTCCTTATTGTACTAAAGTAATGGCAGTCCTGGAGATGACTGGTAAGCAGTTTGTTGAATACAAACTCGGTAGAGACTTTACAGGACAAGAGTTCTATGATAAGTTTGGTAAGGGTTCGACCTTCCCACAAGTTCTTTGCGATGACCGAAAGTTAGGAGGATGCGTTGACACCATTCAGTTTCTCAGAGAAGAGAAAGTTATCTAATCAAGACATAAATAAAGTCAGTACCCGCGAAGTGAATCGTGGGGTTGAACTTATTCTTAATGGAGGGAAGAAGCAATCTAAACCATTTCACATAATCTTTGAAAAGATGGTTTGCTTCTTCAAGAGGGAAGTAACTATCTATTTCGAGTTTTCCTTTAAGGCAAGGAAGAAAAGTTAGTTCCCAGAGGTAAGAACAATGTTAGCAGTAAGTTTAGTCTTCGGTTCATTCTTGACCATCCTGTTTCTTGTAGTGGGACTAATTGGAGGTTGGACTGCTAGAGAATATATGATGAACTATCGGGAAGTACCTAGACCTCACCCCGAAATGTTTGATGGTCAAGGAAACTTGATCCCTGATGAGGTTATTGCATTCAATTTTGAAAACTATTATGACGACAGCGAAGAAAACGACGACGAGGGCTAAGAAACCTGCTGCCCCTAAAAAGGCAGCAACACCCTTACCAGATCTTCCAAACAATCCGTTCATCTATGAAGTCTTTGATGTAATCTCAAAGCAGAGAACGAAAGCGAGGAAGATCGAAGCACTTCAAAAGTACAAAGCACCTGTACTCATCACTCTTTTTGTATGGAACTTTGATGAAAGTGTAGTTTCTATGCTTCCAGAAGGTGATGTTCCTTACGCAGCAATCGACGGAGAGACTGGATTCAAAGGAACCCTCTCTGAAAAGATTGCCGACGCAGTAAGCAAGATGGAAGAACTTGATACTCGTTCTCTTGGTGCTAACGATCAAGGTAAGACTACCATTCGTGCTGAGTTCCGTAAGTTTTATAACTTTATCAAGGGTGGCAACGATTCCTTGAGTATGCTTCGTAGAGAGACAATGTTCATCAACATTCTCTCTGGTCTACATCCCCTTGAAGCAGAGATTCTGTGCCTCTGTAAGGACAAGAAACTTGATACCAAATACAAGATCACCAAAGAACTTGTAGCAGAAGCATATCCCGAGGTTCATTGGGGAGGTCGTTCGTGAATCTTATGAAAATTCTTTTTGAAAATTGTGATCCAGAAAGGGCAGATGATCGTGAACTGCCCAGTAATTCATTTCTAGTTGAATATAAAGTTGAAGAAGGTGGTGCTAGTTCATACGACATTGCTGCAGCAGCAAAGCAGGTCGAAATCTTTGACCACTACTACGACAAATACAATAAAGGTTTCGTGACCATGAAACAGACTGAGGGTAGGATCAACCCTAAGTTGTATGGTTACGAAGCACCCAAAAACAAAAAGAAGAAGTGATTTCCAAAATCGGCGGAAAAAATCCCGGCAAAAATTTCACTTCTTAAAGTTTTATAAAACTGTATCACAAGTTACACAACTACTTGACTACATAGAGCATAGGAGTTATAATACTCTAGTACGTTCATCCAATGTTAGCACTTCTGCTGGCATTCACCCTTGCCCATCATAATGACGCTAATCCTTACGATTGGCACATGTCTTGTGAAAGGTGGTTACAACGATCTACGGAAATCCGATTAGATCCAAACCTTGACCTTCGGTCGAAGTTGAGTCTAATCGCTTACCTTAAATCAAAAGTACCAGGTGAATGTAACGGAGCGTATACATAGGACGCAAGTAAGTCGCGGAACGGAGCGTTCATCCCATGATTGAATTACTTTTATACTCTGGTATGTTATGCGCTGATGCTGATGCACTAGTGCTCAGAATCCAAGCAAACAGACCAGAACTATCACCTAAAATTGTGGTAGAACTGGTTGAAACCGTAAAGGAATCTACACCAGAATGTTCATGGGACGCAAACGACTGAAGGAACGGGAAAAAACGGATCCAGCGAAAGCTGAGAAGGTTAATTTTCACCCTAGTATTTCAGGTAACGACAAATGAACACACTTACTCTCATCAAGAAGCAAATCGAGAAGGCAGCAGCACTGCACGACGCTCAAATCGCAATGACCACCTATCGTGGCGTTAAGTTTGAGTGCAAGCAAGGTGTTGACGAAGTACATGGTACTTTCTGCTATCGTGGTCACACTTATAACAAGTGAGGCAATCATGCAAGCATTACAAGTAGCATCAATAGGTTCTATTTTTAGCATCGCATTTCTTGGTTTACTTTACGGGGAGATCTTACTTCTGTCTAAGAGGTGAGAACATGCTGAAGATCAATTTTCATTATGATCTTCCAGCATATGACCCTGTGAAACACGATCCAGATAAAACTTTTGGGTTTTTAACGTATCGTGGAGTACACTACGCCAAATGGGTTCAATTAAAATCCAGAGGCAAAAAAAGTTGGAAAGTAGAGGGGTAGCACCCCTCTTTTTTTGTGCTATAATAGATGCAGTGTATACACTATTATGGACAAGGAACGACTAAAACTTATCGTTCGTAATCTTGAACTATTAGTTGATGGATTGAAAGCAGAAGTTTACTCAGATCCAAGTGCTTACATGGATAAGAGAGAAAACTTTGACGATCCAGCACATTATTACCAAGCAGACTACGACGAGGTATTCAACGATGACGACGGGTATCCCGACTGAACGGGCAAGAAAGTATATGAAACTGCTTCGTAGATTAGTGAAGCAGGAACATCTTTACAGTGAAGAAAAACTGATTGAGATGAAAAGACAACTGCGAGCTTTGGAAGAAGAGCTTGCTGTGCTAGAATCAAAAGTATCGAAAGGATTTAAATGAGCGTAAAACTGATCAGTGTAACTCCCGATGCGGAGAAGATGATGGCATACGTAGCGCGTGTGTCAAATCCAAACAACCAGGAAAACCCCAACTACGCCAAACTGTTGGGTTACTGTATCAAACATAACCACTGGTCTGTGTTTGAGCAGGCATTTATGACTCTGGAACTTGAAACTACCAGGGGGGTAGCGGCTCAAGTGCTCCGGCACCGTTCGTTCACATATCAAGAATTTTCGCAACGCTACGCTGATAGTTCAATGCTTGCGGAAACAATTCCTCTTCCTGAACTTCGTCGTCAGGATACAAAGAATCGTCAAAACTCTATTGATGATATTGATCCTTTCGTCAAGCAAGAGTTTGAAATCAAAATGAGGAAACACTTTGATGAAGCAATGGTGCTTTATCAATCAATGCTTGATATGGGAATCGCAAAGGAGTGTTCACGTTTTGTGCTTCCACTCGCCACGCCCACAAGAATCTACATGTCCGGTTCATGTCGTTCATGGATTCATTACATCAATCTGCGTACTGCTAACGGCACTCAGAAAGAGCACATGGATCTTGCAGAAGGTTGTAAGAAAGTCTTTATTGAGCAGTTTCCAACCTGTGCAGAAGCCCTTGAGTGGGTCTAAATACATCACATTGAAACTAATATTATGCCCATATATCCTGTAAAGAATAATAAGACTGGAGAAGAACAAACTTTGAATATGACCATTGCTGCTTATGAGCAATGGCGTAAAGATAATCCTGATTGGGATAAGGATTGGAGTAAGGGATGTGCATCTGCCCAGGAAGTTGGAGACTGGCATAACAAACTAGTCTCCAGGAATCCTGGATGGAATGATGTCCTTGGTAAAGCAGCAAAAGCACCTGGTTCTAGAGTAAAGAAAATTTAGTATGGCAAGAAGAAAAAGAGCATCTGCAGAGCAACCTAT